AGTTAGCGTTGCGTAGAGTGGTTTTGGACAAGGCCAAAAATTCTCTAATTGCAATGGGTCATCACGCTCATCAAGGATTTTGCCCAAAGACTTAGAAATCCATAAAACTTTGCCTGTTTCTTTATCCCAAATCTCGTATATCAGCGCCTCATATACTCCGTCATCTGATTTGTAGGATTGTTTAAGGTCGTCAGGCTTGGTATCTAATGGGATTTTGTAGCCTAATTCTTCGCCAAAACGCTCACAAAGAGCAGGGCGACTCATATAAACTTTGCGCCAGACTGCGGTTACTTCTTCCCAAGTTCTAGCGACTGTGTGTCCAAAGTCTTTCCAATGAACATAGTCTACAGGGCAGCACTCGTATTCAATTCTTTCCTGTGACTCATTTTCCATTGCATCTGGAGTTTCGGCTTCATCAGTATCTTCGGTAACGCTAAAACCATCTTCAGGCGCTCCGTCAGCTTCACCCGACTCTTCGCCAACAATATGCGGCTCATAACGAACCCATGCGACTCCTCGACCACCTAATAAGCGGTCAAGAACTGCATTGTTCATAGCGGACTTATAGTCGCCATAATGCTCTAATTCAAACTCTAATGCTCTCTCAAGCATCAAAGAGGCTACTCTTCCTATGGGGTCATTGTCCCTAAATCTACGGCTAACATCAGGTCTAGGAAGTCTTGCAAAGATAGCTGGCTGAATAGTCTGAACATTGCTCCAGAGGATGTTAAATCTAGCATTAGGGTTTCTGTCGTACCTGGAATCATCTTTATATTTTTTTACTATGCGGTCTACTCTAGCTTCCCAACGCTTATATGAGCGCTCATAGCCCATGATTGTTTTATACCAATCCTCATAGGTGTGGTTTACAGTAGCTTTATCGTTTGCCATAGAGTTGCCTTAATGTTTGAATATTTGGCGAAATGTTTGCTTATTTTACCTTTTTTATATTCTATTGTTTGTTTTTACTTTGGTTTCTTTCCATAACTCATTAAGAGATACTTCAGTTTGCCCAACAAATACCCCCCGTATAGGCGCTTCAGGGTCTACTATCTTTGCTTCGTCTTTCCAAGTCAGCGCTAAATAACGAAAAGCATCAGCACCATGAGAAGTCCAATCATGGCGAGGCTTATCCCTGAATACCTTTTTATCTTCATCATATTCCCTTTGATATTGGCGCAGACACTCTATGCCGTCTGTGCATTTGTGGTCAAACCATGTCCGAGTAAGGGCGAGACGGCTTGCCTGTATGCCATCTTGCAATTTTAAATTAGGGGCAATTTTTATGCTTTTAAGGGGTATCTTGTCGCCTAGTTGTTCAATTACGCTGCGGTTAGAAGATAGCGTCTTAGCCCTAGCGTCATGAGGTAGCCAATGTGTACCATACACATACCCCCTCTCTTTCTCTCTGCTTTGCAAAATTCCCGCATAGAAAGCCACAGGCTGCCCGTTAGACGAGTGATAGTCTAGACACCTAATCTCCCCATGCACGACTTGAAAAAACCAGATAGCGGTGTCGTCAGAGTAGCCTAAATCCCATGCAGTATGGACAGGGAATAGAGGGTCATACTCAATCTCCCTAATCCTACCCCCGTCTGTTAATGCTCGCATCTCTTTGCCAAAGTAAGCCCCGAGGATTGCAGATTCAAAGTCACATTCAAATTCTTGTAAATATTGGTCTTGGGTCATTGTCTTAGCTGCATCATCAAGCTCGGACTGTTCTAGTAGCCCCGTCTGACTAGCCCGTAAAACTTTGACATACCAGGACTTATCTTGTGTGGCGTTGTTATAGACCTCCCAGAAAGCATTATGACCCTTAGGAGTGCCGATAAAGGTAGCCCACCCCTTGCGGTCTGCAAGTAATGGTCGAATGACTGCACCGAAGATACTAGGCTTCATGTCTGCATATTCGTCTAAGACTACTCCGTCAAGGTATAACCCCCTTAATGTATCTGGATTGTCTGCTCCAAATAGCCTTATTCTAGCCCCATTGACTAGCTCTACCCATAGCTCTGACTGATTAGCTTTAGCCAATACAGGTTGTGAGTATTTAAGTAAGTAGTCAAAGGCTATGGACTTGCTTTGGGATAGATAGGGGGCGACATAAGCATATCTGCCTTGCTCCTTGTCATCCATTAGCGCCCTATATATCAGGTCATTGATGCACAGGACAGTCTTACCACAGCGCCTATGCGCCACAATAACGCTCCATCTCTCTTGTCTATCGTGGAAGTCCTCGAATACCTGGCGAGGGCAATAGTCCAGCTCTACCTCTAAGACTCTCTCAGTCATTCAGGGCGCTTCCAAGAGATGACCATCCGTTGAGGCTTCTCCTCATCACCAACGACTTCCTGCCTTGCTAATTTGGGGAGGTGATACTCCATTACTGCTTGCAACATGAGAAAGGCTTTCTCAGGGTTAGGCTGCACAAGCCATATTGTGTTTCCCTCTTTGTCATATTTGATACATCCCTCTTTGTCTGTTTTTGGGATGCCATGCGCTACATCTTCAAGCCATTGTTGCATTCGAGGGCTATTCTTATCCACGAATTTAGCGATGGCCTCTCTAGCTATATTGGTTACTTTATTGGGTGTTCCAGGTGGTCTACCTTTACCAGCATTAGTTAAACCAGGTGGAATCTTTTTAACTGTTGAGCCATCTTCATTGATGGTCATTGAATCATAGCTTTTAGTTATAGCTTTGGAGTTTTCCATAGTCTTTCTGTATAAAACAGTAGTCAATAAATCTAAGTGATTGAATTTATTAGACGCAATATAACATAAAACCATAGTTATGCTGTAAAAACAACACAATCAATAATATTTAGTTATATAAGGGTTTGTCCTATATACAAACTGTAACCAATCGCTACAATTCATATCAGCAGCACAATTAAACAGTCATTTAAAGGGAAATTAAAATGGAATATATTTATAGCGTATATGAATTTGGCAGCTGGGAGTTCATGGGCACAATGCAAGAATGTATTGACTTTATTGAATCTAATCAGTTTAAAGATTCATTTTTTGAAATCAAAGCAGTTTAACAGTAGTTTTTTAAAGGGGAATTACAATGAAAATTTATTTATTACAAGCCTTATGTGATAAAAAGTGGCTCACTTGTTATAGATTTAATAATTATGAGAGTGCTTTAGAACATAAAGTTTATTTAGATAAAGAATACGCTAGGCAACATAGAATTATTAACAAATAAGGGGAATTAAATGATACAAACAGTAAACAACTCAGACTTTCACAATGCTTTCAATAGTATGGATAGAGGTAATCAATTCAGCTATGAGGCTTTAAACCTTATCTATGAGCATTTAGAGCAATATGAGCAAGATTCAGGTGAGCCAGTAGAGTTAGATGTCATCGCTATCTGTTGCGAGTATTCAGAAATGAGCTATACAGACATCATAGGTTACTATGACACAGACATCACAGAATCAGACGCTAATACAGAAGAGGAGCAGATTGCCTACATTAAAGATTGGCTGTCAGATAACACTATGGTAATTGGTGAGTCTGATGATGGTGTATTTGTATTCCAACAGTTTTAAGGGGATAAACATGATAAAAATTAAAAATTGGCAAGCATTAGCACTGTTGGTCATTCTTTTCTTTGCGGGGCAAGTTGTTTGGTATCTGACTTCTAAAGGAATTATCTAATTAAACGCAGTTTAAGGGCTGTTTTAGCCTATTTTTACAAGGGGAAATACTATGTTATCAACGCAAGAAATAGTCTTAAAAAAGCAATTTAATCCAATGTTAGTAAAAGATATAAACAAAGCCCTAAAAAGTTTAGGTTATAAGCTAGATAGAGGCGAGGACTGTAAGTGCATAGCTAGGGCTTATCCATTCAATGACGAAGAAGAATATTCTTATTTATGCTGCACTACAGGCATAAAAGAGATAGATAGCGGAATGAGCGCTTTCCATTATCAAGCTAAGCGAGATGATAATTTTAAGCAATTACAGGCTATGCGCTTATCTGGCGAATATTTTGCAGTTTTAAAAAATGGCTATATTTTAGAAATTTAAGGGGGATTTATGAATTTGCACGAAATTAAATCAGCAGTTGAGGCGGGGAAGTCTGTCCATTGGTCGCATGATGGCTATTCAGTCATTAAGGATAAGCTAGACCGCTTTTTAATTGTTTGCCATAGGAATGATGCTGCTTGGGGCCTTACTTGGACAGATGGCGTCACCATGAATGAATCAGAATCTAATTTTTACATCAAAGGGGAATAACCATGGCTACAAAGAAACTACCACAAAAGAAAGTAACACCAGCCGAGCAGATAGCAAAGTTGGAGATGAATAACGCTATCCTAGAATCAGCTCTATATATGGCCTATGACGACTATGATGAAATGTTTGCCGTTTTACGCTATATCTTAGACGATTTAGACAAGCCTGATTTTAGTAAGTACCAGGTAAGAGGCGCTCTCAAAGCTCTTCGGACTTTAATGATAAGTAACCAAAGCATGATGATGGATAGCGCAGGTTTAGACTATTAAGTTAAGGGCTTAACCTCTCATAGGGGTTAAGTCTTTTTTTACTGCTAGAGATAGCAGGGGGATTGCTTTACCTATTATTTACGGGGAATTTAATGGAATACAACTTACTTAAGTGGAGGATAGCCCTAGGGCTTACTCAATCGAGTGCAGCGAGGCTTTTGGGAGTGCATAGGGTTACATATACCAGATGGGAAACAGGGGCGCAGAAACCCCCTAATCATATTGGGATGGCTTGCTTATCTTTAAAGCAAATAATGAAAAGCTAAAAAGCACCCTTATACCCTGGACAATCTGAAGAAAAATCTAGGGTTGGGGTGCTGCTTATCTGAAGAATGTTTGTAAAAAGTAGGGTTATACCCTGAAGAATCTGAAGAACTTATCCAACAATGTCTGGGTCGTGATACTTATTCATGGCCTTTGACAATGCTTCCTTGCGTTTCATACGCTCATTAGCTTTCTTATTCAGAATACCGCTATCGTCTAATTCCAATGGAGGATTATGGTCTTGGCGCTTTTTCTGTTGTTTTTCAAGCGTAGACTCTTTATGAGGTCTAAGCATTGCATCTTCTGGCGGGTAGCTTCTTGTCATGTGTTTCATTACATATCCTTCATTTTTGAGGCAATCATTTCTTTTCTTGTAGGTTTTGTTGTTTTTGCGGACTCTTTAAAGTCTTTAGCCGTTGGCGCACCTTTGCTGCCAGGTTTACGCATTTTTTCGCCAGAACCATGAGCAATACGCTCTTGCTTTTTATGAATATTATAGTAAAGACCCTGTTTAGCCACAATGCCACCTCGCTCTAGCTGCTTTTCCTCGTTCCCCATTCCAATGCTGACTTCTAGCGCAAAAGCTATCGTGCCTACTGCCGCTTGCTTGGGGTGCTTGTAAATGACTTCCGTTTTTTGCGTTATAAGCTGCTCTGCCTTTTGCCGTCATTCCTGCGCCTTGTTCGGTAGGCAGATAATTCTTACCTTTGCCGACTGTGGTCTTTGGAATGGGTTTATCGTGCTTATCTACTGCGGCACGAATTTGGTCTTTGCGAGTCATTATTGGGCAATATATTTAGCGTAAGACTCTTCTAATTTAGCCTTGCGCTTACCTTTAGCGTGGGTGCGCTCTTCTGAAAGGGCTATTGCCAAGGCCTGTTTCTTTGGCTTTCCTGCGGCAACTTCTGTCTTATAGTTCTTGCCGACTGATTGAGCCGAACCTGATTTGTCCATTGGCATGATAAATCCTTACTTGAGGTATTTGAGTTTATAGATAGTAGAGTCAATTAACTGCTGGATTTCGGCAACAATGTTGATTAGCTCTTGTTTTTGCGGCAAATCTGAATTAGCTTCGGCTACAAAATTCTTCAATGATTCCAAGTATTTAAGCGGCTCTTTTGGCTGGTGATAGACACTTGGAAACTCTTTAACTTGCTCATAGCATCCCATATAGGCTTCTACATAACTATCTACAAGTTCTACTATCTCATCATAGTATTTGCCCAAAGCCTTATGCTGTGAGTAAGAATTTGTTGCCCAATGAAAGAAATGGGTATTTGTAGCGCTATGCAAAAGAGTAGCAGCAAACATAGCGACATTTTGGGTTTCATTCATGGGACACCTTTAAAGTTCATATAATTTTAGCACTTCTATTGCATTTTGCACCGAATTTACCCTATGAAGTGGGCCACCTTGCCAATTAGCAAATAAGGTAATTTGTTGGGGAGTTAGCTTCTTATCAACTCCATCCTTAACTTCCATTAGAATAGTGTGGTCGTTGTAACAAACCATTAAGTCTGGTATTCCACCGCCTTGTGTGTGTAAGTGAAAGACCTGTGCCCCATAATCTCGTAGTGTTTTAACCACAGCTACTTGATTTTTATCAACTTTTTTTGCGTATGCCATATTAATATGTTAGTGTTTCGTAACTTATAGTATAAGGGGAATTTAATGGGTGGTTATTATTTAACAGATGAGCAGTTTATAGCCGAGTGGAATAAGATAGGTTCTCCGCTTACTTTTGCGAAAATGCACGGAATGTCCGAGAGGTCTGTATATAACCGCAGACGCTCTATTGAAACTAGGCTTAAAACAAACCTTCCTAGTTTTAATGACCAACGAGTAAACGACTTTAAAAAGACAGAGCAAACTGTCGGCAATACTCGTAGAGGCATGGATATTGAAAAAGGGCGAGTGATTGTCTTTTCTGATGCTCACTTTTGGCCTGACCAAACCACTACCGCATTTAAAGCATTATTAGAAATGATTAAGGAATACAAGCCTACCGCCATTGTTTGTAATGGTGATGCGCTTGATGGTGCTTCTATTAGTCGTTTTCCTAGGGGTGATTGGGAAAAGATACCATCCGTTAAAGAAGAATTAGATGCTTGCCAGTATTTCTTGGGCGAAATTGAAGCCGTAGCCAAAGGCGCTAAAATGTTTTGGCCTTTAGGTAATCATGATGCCAGGCTTGAAATGCGCATTATAGAGAACCTTCCAGCCTTTGAAGGTGTCAGAGGCACAACTTTAAAAGAATACTTCCCAGCGTGGCTACCTTGCTGGTCATTTTGGGTCAATGAGGACACTTGTATCAAACATCGGTGGAAAGGTGGATTTAGCGCTGGTCGTTCAAATGCGCTTAATTCTGGTGTTTCCATGATTACAGGACACACACATCATTTAAGTGTTATGCCTGTCAATGATTACAATGGTATTCGTTGGGGGGTTCAAACAGGCACATTAGCTGAACCAAATGGACAACAATTTGCTTACACAGAGGACACTCCTAAAGATTGGAATAGTGGCTTTGTTATGCTGTCGTTTGAGCGCTCAAAACTGTTGCAGCCTGAAATGATTAGAGTATGGGGCGAGGATGAAGTAGAGTTTCGTGGAAAAATTCATGCAGTATGAAATTAACTGAACCTATCCTTCGTAACTTGTATTCGGCAATTTATTGCATGAAGCCTTTTGACAGGTGGAATATGCCATTGCCTGAAGAAGTATTGTTTATTGTGGACAAAGACACAGAAACAATGGGGACTTATTTATACGATACAGGCGAGGATTACGAGCATACCATTACCATTTCTTCTGCTCGATGTAGTCACCTAGATACTGTGATTCGTGTTTTATGCCACGAATGTATCCACATGAGCCGTCACAAAACGAACAAGTGGACTCACCACGATAAGGAGTTTCGTAATAGAGCGCACCGAATCTCGTCTGAATTGGGTTTTGACCCTCTTGAATTGTAGACTCAGCCGCTAGGCGGTGCCGTAGTGAATATGTCGTCATTCGCCATTTCCTTTTCCAAGTTTCTGATTGACTCTTTCCAAAAGCGCCTCTTCGGTAATGCCCCATTTATTTGCAAAACCTTTGTGACCCAATCCGTGAACACCAGAGTTTCCCCGATGGTGTTCTGGGCAAAGTGGGATGACAGGGGATGCAGACCGAACATTTCCATGCCTGCGGATGTGATGGAGTTCTGACGGAGTGCCTTCAAACCCAAGGAGTTCGGAACATAAAATACATCCGAGTTCTGCAATCTTATTGAGAGCGTTCTTTTCATTTTTTGTCGCCATCAGCTAATTCATACCATAATTTATAAAACTCTTTAAATGAACCAAAACCTTTGCCAGACATAAATGCTTTGCCGTCTATGGTGTATTGCCAAAACTCTTGGATGTTTGTGCCGTTGTCTGTATCACCAATAATAACAACAACCATAAACTTAGGTGTGGCTGCTAGTGCTTTTAATAAGCGTTTTTGGCCTTCGCTAACCTTTTCGCCAGGTCGTTTCCATTCCATGATTAGAAAGTTGCCATTGCGCTCTACTATGCCGTCTACATTGCTTGGAATGAACGCAGGATTTGCGGTGATTAGCCCTTTAAACTCCGCATAGTCTGTGTGAGTGGCAAACATATTACGCATTAACTTAGCCATTGTTTCCTAACTTGGTCATAAGTAGCAAACTCTAGCTTGATGGTTTCTTCTGCTAAATCATGGGCTATTTTGGTAGCTTTTTCATATTGGTTTTTAAGCGTAGCGGTGTGGTAACACTTTAATAGCTTTTGAATACGCAAGTAGTTTTCAGAATAATCTGTCATTGGCATTGGTTTGAAACCAACATCTTCATAACCTGGGTGGTATGGGGCTTCTTCTACTAATTTATTGTTCATTTGGTCATCCGTTCAATGTTTCTGTTACTTGCTTCTGTTGTGCGCCATGCCTCAAATCTCATCTTAGCTGCTTCTAATTGCCATCGTAGAGCTTCTGCTTCTTCCGTAGCTACTCCAATGGCTTTGCATAGGTCTTGATATTCTTGACTTGCATAGGCTTCCATTTCTTTTGCGGCAATGCTGTTGCCCTCTGCTTTGGAAGCCTTAATTGCTTTAAGAGAATGTCTAAAATTTTCCAACTCTGCCAGTCTGCCTTTTGCAGCCGCATAATCTGGCGCTTTCTTGAAAATGAAGTCAATCGCATCATTAGGGTCTTTCATATTAATTCCATTGCCGTTTGTTGTAATCTTTCTTTTTGCAAAGATTCATATTCTGGATTAAGTTCACAGCCTATGTATTGTCTGCCTAATTTTTGTGCAACAGCACCTGTTGTTCCGCTTCCAAAAAAAGGGTCTAAAACAATATCTCCAACACGACTACCAGCCATTACGCATGGTTCAATTAATTCTTCTGGATAAACAGCAAAATGTGCGCCTTTGTATGGTTTTGTATTAACAGTCCAAACATCACGCTTATTTCTCATTCCATCATAAATTTTATATTCTGGAGGTCTTGAATTAACTCCTTTTTGATTTTGCCTTTCTTCGCTTCCTTTGGCGGCTTTTGTTCCTTCTGGAATTACGCCTTCCTCTCGTATTGCTTGGTAATCAAAATAATAATGTGATTTTTTGCTTAATAAAAATATATATTCATGGCTTTTAGTGCATCTGTCTGTAACGGATTCTGGCATTGGGTTTGGTTTGTGCCAAATAATATCTTGCCTAAGAGTCCAGCCAAAGTCTTGCAAAGCAAAAGCTAAACGCCAAGGCATGCCCATTAAATCTTTTTCTTTGTAACCATCAAGTTTATTTCCACGCCTTGCACATTCTTGTGGCAAATCTTGATTGTTATTGGCTACCGTTTGTTTATTTAATGCTTGACCTTTACCTGGTCTGTAGTTGTAATAGCTATCGCCAAGATTTACCCAAAGCGTTCCATTATCTTCTAAAACATCCCAAACACAAGCAAACACTTCTACAAGATTGTTTATAAATTCTTTTGGGGTTTGTTCATTACCAATTTGCAAATCTTCGCTTTTTGCGCCACATTTTTTACAAATATCTTTGTATGTAAATATTTGGCTAGTTTGGTCACGATTTGCCCTTTCTCCACCATGAGCTTGTATTTTTTCAACATGGTCGCAATTAATGCTGCCACCAATCCAATTAGCAGTTCCATAATCACGCAATCCATAATAAGGTGGACTTGTAATGCAAGTTTGCACTTTTATGCCGTCTTTTGCCATTTGGCGCATGGAATCACGGCAATCACCAAAATAAACTTTATTCATTTGAGGTTCATCCATAAACCGACTTGTGCGGCAGCATAACCTAACCAAATAAATGCGTTAGAAGTTGAGCCTTTAAAGTATTGTGCTAGACCAACGACTAGATACCCAAGCCCCGTTGCTGCGACAATGTATTTTTCAATATCCATTTTCCCCATTCTCCCCTGTTTCCTAATGCGTATTGTTCTTGATAATCCGCAAAATATTGATGTAAAACTTCTTTACCAATGATGTATTCCCTAAACCACTTTAAACCTTTTTTGTGCCGTAAATAACACAAATACCTTACAGCACACTCATGCCTAGCTTGTTCATACATTTGCGTTTAAGACTGTCGTAAGAGTCGTATCCAGTACCCAAGACTCCAAGCTCTCTTGCTTTGGCCTCAATACCTTCATTACTAAACATCCACTTTTTGTCAATCTTTTCTTTCTTAGGTTCAATTACTAATTCATCTTCGTAGCGTTCACCATTTAACCAAGTGGCGGCATGAGGTATAAATTCTAACTCGGTTTCTTTTGCCTTCCAGTATTGGCAATGTGTGTCAATAGCTTTTGCAGCCATAAGTTGTTGCTCTGCGGACAATTTTGCCCATGCTTTTCTTGCAGTTGCTTTAGCAATTTTTCGTGGATATAAAGACCAGAATTCATCAAACATTCCTATGATACCTATTTAAAGGGTTAGCCAACATTGATTTTAAAAGTTCATCAACAGTAGAAAACCATTGAATTTCTTTCATGCCATCATGCGTATAAATGGTAAAACTCATTGTAAAACACGAGGACTACTAGGTGTTGATGGGCTAGGCGGTACTGTGTAGCCTGTATTACCAACAACGCTTTGTGTGTAACCATTTGGTGTCGTGATTACGACTTGGTTAGGATACATTGTAGCAGTCTGAGTTGTGATGCCCATTGGGTTTACAAACTGTGCGGTGTTGCCGTTTATTTGCACAGTCCCCATGCTATAACCACGACTATCGGTCAGTTGAACTGTTTGTGCTTCAGCTATTCCATAAGCAAACATAGCACCTAGTGCTGCACCTAATAAACAAGCTCCAATAAAGTCTTTCATAAATCCCCCTTAGTTAAAGACCATAGGTTATTAAGATTAGGTTTTAAAGTCTATTAGTATTTATACTTAGTTGTTAAAAAACCACTTCCAAGAGGTTTGAGCGAACCTAGCCTACCTAGGTTGCCTTCAAAGTTCTTCCATTGAGGAATCGCTCACCCGTCAGTCGTTCATGGAATAGGCACTAACTTCGCCACCTATATTGCGCTGTTTCATCCATTACCCCCAGTAGCGCTTTAAATCCTATCCCCTGGTATGTCGTTAGAGCCTCGAGATAGGAAGGTAATTCTACTCCTCTTCTGAATCTGTTTGCAGACCAAAAGCGTTGCTTTTTTCCAACATTTCAGGCCATATTAGCCAAAAGTTGTTTGGAAACAAATCTTTACGAGTTACAAGTCCATGTGATTCTTTTTCTATTCTGGCGGCTAAAAACATTAAATGTTGCCTAGGTATGCCATCTTTACGCCAAGTAGACACATTGGATGATGCAACTTTACATAACCTTGCAACTTTGTTAGTGCCGCCCATAAGGTCAATAATTGCTGATTCGGATATTTTTAATTTTTCCATTTCTAAAATAATAGCACAAAAACAACATAAATAAAATACTTTGACACAAATGCTATTTTTATGTACCATTTAGGTATAGCAATTTCGCTATGCCAATAAAGGGGATTTAAATGGGTGAATTAAACCAACTAATGCTAGAAATGGAAGAGCGCTTAGAGATAGCGCTAGACAACATGGAATTTGGCACAGATATATCAGCCGATGATATAGATGTTATTCGTGCAGCTTGCGGCAAACCTAAAAAACGCAATGACCATGTAAATCCATTGTTGCGTGATGTTATCAATGATTTTAGCGCAATTTTTGGAGGTGCAAAATGATGCAATCAGAAAGCATTGCTAATTTAGCTAAATCGTTAAGTATCGTACAAGGGAAACTGACTCATGCTAAGAAAGATTCTGCAAACCCTTTTTTCAAATCTAAGTATGCTGACCTTGAGTCTGTTTGGGATGCTTGCCGTGACTTATTGGCTAGTAATGGTTTGGCGGTGGCTCAATTCCCTGGCACTTATTCTGATTTAGACAAGTCCATGTCTTTGACAACAATTCTGACTCACAGTTCTGGCGAATGGATTAGCCACGAAATGTCTGTGCCTGTTAGCAAAATAGACCCACAAGGGGCGGGTTCAGCGCTTTCGTATATGCGTAGATATGCCCTTTCAGCAGTAGTAGGTGTAGTCCAAGCAGACGATGATGGTAATGCCGCTTCGTCACCTAAACCCGTAGTAAAACCAAAGGAAATTTAATCATGGCTTATGTACCAAAAGAAGGCTCTGGAAGTTTAT